ATCAGTACGACATAAATTCCTCGTCGTGGCATCACTTAGTCATGACATATACGTCTGGAAACACACAACTCTATCTGGACGGTGTTTTCATCGGAACCCAGACGTTGACAACAATCAACATTACGATTGGCGCTATTCGTCTTGGTTGCCCTGGTTTCGCGTCTACAGGACTATTTGGCGCTCTCGCCTGCGTCGCCATATACAATGCAGTGCTGACTTCTGGTGATATAGCTTCGCACTATGCGTTAGGCCGAGCAGTCCACGCATAATGTGTGGACAGTCTGTCCTCCGGGTTGACCCGCTAGCTCCCGTGTGGTATAAGGATGGTTCACCTTTGCTCTACGAGCGGAGTTACTATGGCCAGCGTTGAAGATAATAAGTTCACCCTCCCTTCTCAGGGCGCGTTCTACGACGCCAAGATTCCCGGCGGAGTGATCACCCTCCGCTCTCTGACTGCGTACGAACTCTCTGTCCTCTTTGCGTCTGGGCAACTCCAGGATCGCATTAATAAGATCATCGATACCGTTGCTGAACTCCCAAATGGATTCAAGCATAAGGACCTCCTGGTTACTGATCGTCTGGCTGTGCTCCTTGGTGTGCGCATCCTGTCGTACGGACCTAAGTATGCCTTCAACTATACGTGTGAAGCGTGTAAGAAGAGTGTCAAGCACGAGTGTGATGTTCTCGAAGATCTCGAGCGTAAGCCGGTAGAAGAGGGCGCCTCGGACCCTTTCACCATCAAGCTCCCTAAGTGTGGCAAGGAAGTAACCCTGCGCTTCATGCGAGGCACCGACGAGGAAGCCATGATGAAGTATACAAAGCGTATTTCGGGTTCAGCTTCGAACGATCCCTCCGATCCCTCCAATCTCCATCGTCAGGCCCGTCTCTTAGTAGCTATCGACGGACAGCCAGCCGGTGACATGGTTATCCGTGAGAAGTTCTGCCGTGAACTCAGCGCCATGGATTCGATCGTCATCGACAACGAACTCAGTGCTCGTGAGCCTGGGATCAACCTCGATGTCCATGCAGAGTGCCCGGCGTGTGGGTTCGGGAATGAGATGAAGCTCCCGTTCACGTTGGAGTTTTTTCGGCCAAGCTCCTTACGCGCCTGAGGATTACTTTGACCGATCCTTCTTCCTCATATACCATGGTAACGGCTTCACCGATGCCGGGGTAAAAGCCATGACCTACGCAGAACTCAATATCCGTGTGAACCAGCTCATGAAGCAGTTCCAGACGGAGAAGGACGCACGGGAAGAGGCAGAAGCTAAAGCAAAGAGCAAGAGTAAGAAGTAACCATGAGCGCTATTCCATTTGGGTTTGATTCTATTGTAGCTGCAGCTATTAGTCCGACCTATGGCTCAGCTACGTTGTCTAACAACGGAAGAACTGTTGCGCTAGTTAACAACGCAGTGGCCTATCCTACGGCATTCTCTAATCTAGGACAGCGCGGTGGGAAAAAGTATTGTGAGTTCACGATAGGAAGCCCAGGAACATCTGGAAAGATGGCAGTTGGGTTACAGGAGTATCGTACAGGAAACGGACCTACTTCTACGCCAGGCGGAACGAACTGTTGGCTATACCGCACTGATGGTAAGTTATTAGTTGATAATACAGGAGCTCAAACATACGGGTCGTCATACACAACGGGTGATGTCATCGGCATGGCCGTTGATAATGACGCTCAAACGGTGACGTTCTATAAGAACGGCGTCAGTCAGGGTTTATGTACAAATACAACTACAACAAGCAATCCCACAGGTGGTAATTGTCCATGTATAGCACAAGGAGACCTAACTCCAACCGCTGATACAATGAATGTCACAATAAATGGCGGAGACGCAGCGGTATTCGCGTTCACTCCACCGAGTACCTACTCCGCTTGGGCTTCAATTTCTCAATTTGATCCATGTCAAATGTTGGCTTCTGACATGCCGACAAATTACGATCCGTTAAATCCCCTTCTTTTGCTCAATGTCATAGGATGGCAGGGTAGAACATCAGGACAGTATTATTTTGAAGTAGAGGAAACTGACGCAGGAGGCGTGCAATATTGGGGATACGTTGGTATTATATCTGGTAGCGCACGATCAGACATCACATCAAACATTGCTAATTCACATACAGGTACATTTATAGGAGAGGCCGGTGGATGGGGTCCAGGAAACTTTTATGGAGGAAGCGCTGGCAACACTGGAAAAGTAGAAAACGCTGGAGGAGTTCCATCCTCAGGTCTATTGTCAAGTGAATCCACGTCTGCGCCTCTTTCGGGAGACACGTTTGGACTAGCCGTTGATATGGACGCGAAAGTATTATACTTCTTTCGCAATGGATTACCAATTCCTAGTGGTGATTCACTTCCTGCTAGACTATCGCTAAGCGCGTTCACGGACTTTTATCCAGCTATTGGGCGAATCACAGCATTACCCATTTCATGGGCCGCAAACTTTGCTGGTCCATTCCTCGTACCAGGCGGATCCGCGCCTATCGTCAACGGACTGCAATACGCTCCGTGGCAAGCCCCCGCTCCAGTACCTTTAAACCCTTCGCCTGTTATAGAATCAGTAACTATTGATAATCAGTACCACGTAACCAACGTAGGGAACGCTGGACCTACTACTATATCATTAGTTAATACCTGGTGGGAGATCACGTTACCAGGCGACATCGTGGTGCGTATCGCGGAACGTACGAATGTTAGCTTCGCGTCGAATCACAATCAGACCGACCTATGGGACCTCCCCGTTGGTGCTGAATGGCAGGGACTTTCGATAACGTTCAATATCCAAGCAACTACAGGCGGAACGATCTATACAAGCGCACCGTTCGTGCTCACAGATCCCCGGTTTAATTATGGCAGTCAGTTGCCACCTGGACCGCCTCCTTATATATCACCGCCCACGCTGGGAACGCCAGGGCCGGGGGTATATCGCAATATACAAGGTCTGAGAGACAACAGCAGGCGAGGCAACTAGGTTGACCAGAAGCTGATTTCAGTGACCATATAAGGTGCCGCAAGCATTCGCTTTGCGCTAGGAGTGACGGATCGTGCCTGCTTCAGCTTCTAATGATTCTATCGGCTTCATGCTTCAGTTGGATGACCAACTGTCGGGAACGATTGCAAAAGCCGCAAAATCATATGAGACCTTCACTAAAAAGCTGAGTGTATTGAACACGAAGGCTGAGAAGAGCGTTAACTCCTCTTTTTCCGCAATGACGCAGTTAGCCAAGTCCTTCGCCAAGTTCCCTGAAGATAGCGTCAAGGCCTACAATCGTGCCTATGCTTCCATGAAGCGTAATGTCAAGCCTCTCAAGCAAACTATAGACTTAGTAGTTAGCCAAAAGGGCAGCAAAGCATTCTCCGATACGATAGCTCGAGCGGTTGGGCGTGCGCTCTCTAAAGCAACATTTCGGATGTCTCCGGTACTGCCTAATAAGCGGGCCAAGGGGTTCGACAATGGCCAGGCTCTAAAGACCGCTTACCTCAACCAGACGCAACCGGCAGATATGGCTGGATCACTGAAGGTCCCGCGTTTCTCAAAGGGTGGAGACGTCAAGGGCGGCTCACGAAAAGGGTTCGATGATGTCCTCGCGCTACTGAGCAAGAATGAAATGGTCTTGCCTAGCACGGAGGCTGATATGCTCCGGAAGATTGCAAAGAAAAAGACTATGTCTACGGGTATGTCCCGAGGCATGTCGGACCTCCACAATTTATCCATCGCGATAGACAAGCTAACGAGTCAAGGGTCTGCGACAAACATAGGGGCTCTAAGGAAGGCGGTGGGTTTATCGGGTCGCGCGAGCTCTAACCTCAATGCCGCATACGACAAACTCCCTCAAGGTCAGAGGGATGCCCTAGGCGCTAGGCTCGGTACTTCACAGGCTATGCTCGCCTTGAGCGTCAAGAACTCCAAAGCGCTCCTCTGGAATATGTCAGTTACCGGTAAAGTAGTAAATGCTTTGAGTGTTGGATTTACAAAGGTCCAGAAAACCTTAAAGGGTATTCAGACTGATACGAAATTCATAGCATTCGCCAAGCTGTGGGAGACCTGGCGTAAAAACGCTAAGGACGGAGCCAAGCACCTACAGCATGCGCTCGGAACCGACAGTCCAGTTCAAAACTTCTTCGACAACATGAATCAGGCAAACCGTACTCTCCATCTGTCGCGCATGGAGTTGTACGGGATGCGTACGACCATGATTGAGATGGCGAAGAACGGTCCTGGGGTTCTCAACCCGACTATCATGGGTGAGACCGTCAATGAGATGATCGATGCGGGTATGCGCATGCAGACCATATCGAAGTTCGCCGGATTAACTGCGTTGTCTACTCAGGCTATGCGTATCAATCTTGGCACAGCTGCTTCCTTGACCAGGATCATGGCTGACAACATGCACTTGGATAAAGCAAGTGCGGCAGGGATGTTCGCGGGATTGAGCAAAACTGCTGAAGCTGGTCCAAACTCGGCTGAGACTCTAGCTGAGCGTGCGCTACAGAACCGTAGAAATATGGGTGGTGCATTCGCTAACATCATGGACCCCAATCAAAAGAGAGACATCCTGCAAAACATGGCAGCTCTCGGACAGGCAGCTGAGAAGAACTTCGGTGATACTGATAATCACATCAGCACTATGCTCGCTAAGGCGGCAGATAGGATAAATTCTCCAGAGGGCCTGGCTATCAGTTCCCTACTCGGCATACAGGGTCCAGAGATCCTTAATCGTCTGAAGTCCAAGCAAGGTACCATAGGTATAATTGAAGCTATTGGTGCAAAGATACGTTCGTTCGGTACGAACACCACGAATCTCAATACCATTAATGAGACTATGCACCTAGGCTTTGATAACGTCGGTGACATGATAAACTTTGGTAGAGAAGCTGGCAACATCGTCAATGACTTCGGCAATATAGCTGACGGTGTGAATAAAATAGCTGATCCGTGGGCAAAACTAAACGAAGACGCAGCTAAGGGTAAATCATGGACTGAACGTATGCAGAATTTTATTGTAAATTGGAGTTACAGTAAAGCTCAGCCGATACTTGATTTCTTCCATGAGTTTAACTTTATGCAGGCGGCCTCTGCTGTGTACCTAGCTAAGAACATCTACAACATGACCAAGATGGGCACTATTGCTAAATGGGCTGGAAAGACACTGTGGTCTACATTTTCAAAGACAGCCCTGGGAGAATCCGTGATCCCGGCGCTGGAAGGACTTGGCGCAACTATGGCGGCAGGGTTAGCCCCTGTTATTGCTGCCGTTGCTGGGCTATCCGCAGTACTGTATGGGCTATACGGTATATACCAAATGCTGTCAGGAGTTGGAGACGGTGTAGACTATACACATCAGAAGGGTAGTGCGTTGTCCAACCAGTTGCACCATATACACGAAGCTCAGATGGCAGTATCCATGGGTGCACACCCGGGACACCATATGAGCAGTGGGTCGTTCCACAACGGAACACCGACGCATATGAACTATGCACACAATTATGGTCGTAACACTCCAGATATTCCAATTGCGGATGACACCGCGCATCAGGATATGGAGAAACAGAATAAGATACTAACCAATATTCACGCTGCCATATCTACAGGTAAGGGTGGGTTGGTGTCTCCTAGCACATTGAACAAATCACTAGCGGCTGGAGACTCCTAACATGTCTACGATGCCTGGAGCTATAGTACCTAATCTCGGTCAGTTATTCACAGTAATGATAGATCCATTATGGCCATACGTGAATTATTGGAAGTCTGGTTTAGGAAACGGGTCATATCCATCAAACGGCGTATTGTCCGCTATATTCTTTGAACCTAGTGATCAAGTGTTCACAGAATCAGCACAAGTAAGCTATGCCAGCCAAGAGATCATTGGCAGAGCTGAACCGTTACAGGTTTGGATGAGCACAGGAGCTCGAGAGGTTAGTTTTAACTTCAAGTTCCGTGTTCAAGGTGACATTAGTGCAGGTATAACCGATCTGCAAGAGCAGCATGACTCTGCACCAATTTACATTGAGACTGAGGTCATACAGCCAGCTAAGTTCCTCGATGCCCTTAAATATCCTATTATCGATACGAATAACATATCACACGGGCCGCCGCCGGTCATACTATCGATTGGACAACTCCTTCAGATGCGTGCTATAGTGAGCGATGCCTCAATCACTTGGGAGTACCCGATTGATGTAGACACATACTTACCTCATGCCGCTTCAGTTCAAGTAACGTTCAGGTCAGTTAGCAGGCAACTCGGTAACTACCAGTTCAGCGGTGCTCAACGCTTCGTTGGCGCACCTTTAGCTCCTGCCGCCTCAAGTCCATTTGCTCCTGGTACTTCCGGTTCACAGCCTCCGCCGAGTAACCTAGCATGACCACACAGATCACCATAACACTGGCTACGCAGTCCAGATACAAAGACACGACCGTTCTGTCCACAGGTGGTATTGTCGAATTTGCTCTGTGGAATCCTCCGCTTGAGTTCACCGTTCTTCCTATAGGATCTACTACTCATATAGTTAGAAAGAACGAGATCGGAATGCTTGACGCTTTAGCGGTTAAGTATTTTGGTCCTGGGACCGAAGTTCTCTGGTGGACCATAGCGCAAGCTAACGGTATTCAGGACCCCGAGATTGATATGTATCCCGGACAGGTCCTCACTATACCGCCTCGTTCTTCTATAACCTCCTTTACGGCTCGTGCAGGTTTAGCTAATGCCTAACCCAGAGTCCATGCCAGATGGTTACTCTGCTATTATATCCGAGATCGCTATCGTTCTCGACGGGGTTACACACCCTGTAGTAACCCAAGACTACCTAACTGAAATAAACATGCAGTTGTCCAACAAGGGTGCATGGACTGCCACGCTTCGTTTATTTGATGCTACCAGCCAAACCATAGAAGACTTACTTACAAGCAAGACCACTACGGGTCCAGCTTTAGTAAAGTTTCGTTGGGGCTGGGACAGCACAAACGGCATAGATGCGATACCGTGGTTCATTGCTCAAGTAACGAACTATGAATTAGATTTCCAAACTAATGGTACGATGCTTGATATTCATCTTGTTGCCAACGGAGCACTGAACACGGTTACAAACCGTTTAATTCGTTCGTGGCCTGCAGGGACGCCAATCAACGTCATGTTCACGGAGTTGGCGAGGGACAATGCATGGATAACGATAGCCGACTCTATTGTAAACCCCCAGTTTGTTCAATATGCTGCTAATACCTTACAGGAGACGTCAACGGTTGGGGAGTCTGACATTGCATTCGTAGTAGATACACTGTGTTCATACGCTCTAGACAATAAAGGACGGGGAGGATTTAGATTCTTCTTCGACCGAGATAATAACGTTCATTTCCACAATAACTACTTCAACGCACCGATTGTTTCGGATACGTATACAGTAAGCCGTGACCCAAATGGCCGAGTAATATCGTTCAAGCCAGATATGAGTGTTCTTAGTGCTGCGCTGTTGGGTATGGGAAACAATGTGTTCCAAGGGTTCAGCTCCAAGGATGGCACACGTCTCGAGGTAATTTCTTCCTATCAGACTGGGCCACCTAATTCGAATACTGCGATAAATTCAGACTCTTTGTATAATCAACCAATCGGTAATGGTAAGAGCACGGATGTGCACTCCCGAATCAATTTCGTTGAGCGCGAACCAGATGAGTTCGCGGCGCGTATATCTAATCAGTACGAGACGTTGCGCATGATGGCTATTAACGCATCGTTAATAGCAAGGGGCTCACACCGTATTAATCCAATGGACCGTTTACTGGTAACGGTGCTAAGACCAGATGGGTCACAACACTACACTTCAGGAGTCTACTTTGTACTCGTTGTAACCCATATATTTAGCCATAGTAACGGATGGACCACGGAATTCCAGTTGTGTCGCGAGGGCACCGGATCCACGCCGGATGGTGTTGAGGCTAAACCAGACGATACTATCCAGACAAACACCGACCCCACCTTCTTTAATCAGCCAAACAGCACCCAGGTGCCAGTACAGAGTAGCGGGGATACACCAAGACGTAACCTGAGCACCGCAGAACTTTTAGCGGGTGAAAAATGATCCATGGCTTGCAAAAACCAACCAACGCTTCGACCCGCTTCCTAGCTCCGATGCGGGGGTTTGTCGTAGACGTAGCTGACCCCGAAGAGCGCATGCGTGTTCGTGTTCGCGTGATTGGCGTACACGACGAGTCTATCCCCGTAACGAACATCCGTTGGGCTGAGATATGTCTACCGTTCTCTGCGAAGCTCGCAGGGGATCTTTATCACTTCAATGTCGGTGACGCAGTATGGGTCCAGTTTGAAGGTGGCGACCATCGTCTTCCCGTCGTCACTGGTTCATGGGTTTCCTGGTCTGGTAAACTGAATGATGTCCCGAACGACGTCACCTCAGATTACGCTAACAACCGTTTACGTTGGGTACGGCTCGATCGAGCTGGGAATAAGCTCGAGCTTTCCGAGGTTCCCTCCGAGAAGTGGGCTAAGCTAGTCTCAGGGTCAGCTTCGATCAAATGTGATCAGAAGGACGGCTCTGTAACACTTGTTGCCAAGACTGGACCTGTGAACTTTGACTGTCAGTCAGTGGATACTGAATGCCAGATATACACGTTGTCTTCCGGTGACATCGTTATCAACGCGTACGAGCTAGACGCTTTAGGCGGTGCTGATGGCTTGATGCAACTCCTATCAAACGGAGAGATAGATATTAGTTCTGATGGCTCAATCCTCATTGGCGGTTACCCACCTAAGCTGGCTGGTGTAACCGATCCGCTCCATGCCAGTATGGCCTTTAAGCAAACCCCTTCTGTTCAGGTCCGCTCGCGAGATCTCCAACTCGGCACCAGCACCGGGGAAGTGGTGCAAGGACTCTCGGCTCCAGAAACCGCCACAGTAGAGGTGAACGGTGTATCGGTAACCATCACTGCTCGCCAGGCTACGAATAAAGTGAGCGGAGACACTCCGGGGGTCACGATCTCGGTTTCAGGAGGTAACGTCAGTATCACAACGGACACTGGTAACGTTACTGTGAATTCGACCTCAGGAAACGTAACAGTGACAGCTCCTACGATTAACCTGGCCTCTGGTTCCGGTGGAGTGAACCTGACATGACCTGTACATGCGACCTCACCGTCATAGCCCCTTTAGCTGCCCAGGTCCAAGATGTGCTCAGCAAGATTCAAGCGATCACGAAGCTGACCGCTGACATGAACCGTTTGAATGGGGACATTGCAGCTTCCGTCGTGGACAACCTATCCATCTTGGTTCCGTCTATCCCTTTACCTCCAGTATTAAATATTAGCACCTTACTAGGATTAGCTACCTGCCCTTTGACGCCTTTAGCTCTCGGTTTGTCTTCAGACGCTTTAGCTGCGCTCGATCTCAGGAGCCTCGCCATCCGCTATAAGCGCGTTCTCACTGCGCAGAGCGCCCAAGTGCAGGCCCAATACGATCAGCTCCTCCAGGGTTTACAAAGCGCTACGGTAGTCATCCAGATGCGTAAGTTCGTCACGGAATGCTACAGGGCAATGGGGGACGTGGCAGACTTCATAGCAGCCTACCCCGCCGCTTTACAGACGTGTTTACTCATCAAGGGGATCTGTAACGAGATCTACGTAAATCCGTCATATCCGTTCCTCGCTCTAGTAGACGTTTCTAGCACATGGTCATTCGACGGGTTCCTTCCTTCTGAAGTGGATCCCCGAGCTCTACCAGTACTGAAGATACTGGCACAGGCCGAAATTAAATTGAATAGTTGGCGTACTATTGCTCTGATACCGGTGTAACATGGGAGAGCCGTGCGTAGTAAACGGTGTACCGATCACCATGACTTTAGGCCTATCGACCAAGAGTTCTGCGTTCTCTTTAGGATCTACTAAGGTCACAGCAGGAGGTTTAGCAGTTGTAAAGCTAACGAGCCTTCTCGGAGGCCTTAGCTTTACTTCCAGCTTAAACACGACCAAAACCAAGGTCGAGGGTGGCTTCATACCTCTTGTTGGTGCCACGGTAACCGACGCAGACGGCTATACAGGGGTCATTACAGTAGCTCAGGGTGCGGGGATCAAGTATTCAACGGCTTGAGTTGACCAGAGCGGTCAGGTCCATATCCTGGTTTGGATGGCGACTCCTCTCGGGGCGCAGCTCGTTGGGCTGGCATTACCCGCATTAAAAGGTTCTGGCGGATATTTCGCCACCGCACCAGCCAATAACGTGGCCTGGTCGAACCTTATCGTAGCTATTTTTACCCCTTTAGGCTCGAGACCGTTCAATCGCTCCTTTGGTTGTCCTCTGAGCAGCATGCTTTTCATTCAGAATACGGGTGCTCTGGACGCCACGATCGAGGCCGTGATCAAGCAGGCAGTAGCGACCTGGACCAATAACGTCAAAGTGGTGAACGTAATCATCGGACACATGGTCGACAAGATCACCATTACCATCACGTTCATGAAGGCTTCGGACAACACGGTCTATTCCTCGCCGCCTGTACCGATTAGCCTGAATTCAATTGTTAACCTCTTGGCGCAAGCGAACGCAGCATGACCAACTTGCCTGAGCTCAGCTACACCGCACGCGATTACCAGACGATTGTTGCCCAGCTTATCACACTCGTGCAGCAGACCAGGCCTAATGACTGGACTGACTTCTCGAGCACCGATCTCGGCCAGACACTCCTCACGCTTGTGGCTGCCGTTGGTGATATACTTTCGTATGGCCAGGACCAGGTAGCGCAGGAGATCTTCCTAGCAACCTGCCAAAATTACGACTCTGGAATACGCTTTGCCAACTCTGTTGGTTACGTTCCGAAGGCTGCGCTCGCTGCTTCCGCACTGATGACCTCAACGGGTGTCCTGCCAGTGAACCTGACAGCCAATGGTGGAACCATACCCGCTCTGACGACCATTACTGGCATCAATGGGCTCGTGTACGAGATTGAACAAGCGTACACCGTGAACATCGGTGACACCTCGATAAATCTCACGATTACCAATGGTAAGACCATTACAGACACGTTCACACCTTCGGCTCAGCAAAGCCAGGTTGTATCCACAACTCAAGGCATAGTGCAAGACAAGTCGTGGTCTTTATTCGTTGGTGATCCGTCTAATCCTTCTAACGAGTGGACTCAGGTCGATAACATCACCTTTGAGACTTCCGCCACCAATACCTATTCTGTTTCGATTAATGCGGATGGTACCGTTTCGTTCACTTTCGGTGACGGGTCAGCTGGTGCGATTCCTAATGCTGAGATAACCATTATCTACCGTATTTGTGACGGAGCTTCCGGAAATTGTCCCGTAGGCGCTATCACCGGTTCAGTGAAAGTGAACGTCGCTGGAGGCGGGACAGTATCGGTCACCTTGGTGAACCAGAATACCGCCGCACAGATTACGGGCGGTACCCAATTACATGACGGCGAGAACCAGGGGCTAACAGTAGCTTCTGCGACCCAGGCGGGAACGTTATCTGCGGCTCCTGTCCTGAGCGGAACCTTTAACCTCACCATCATTCTTCCGTCATCCGGTGGACAGCTTGTCCTCCAGGATACCGGACTCGGTACCTTCTCCGTCATCACGAACACCACAGGAAAGACTCTTTCGTCCTCGGCTATCACCTATTCTTCCGGCGCGTGGTCTATAGTTCTGAGTTCTGCTGTACTCGCGGGTGGCTCGATCACGGCTTCATACTATGCGGTTGTAGCAGCTTCTTCAGCCACTGCCGCTTCTGTTGGTGCAGCTACTGGTGGCCAGGATCGTGAAACGCTGACTCAGCTGAAACAGAACATCCCGGCCTATATCCGTTCTCAGGGACGCATTGAGACAATCCAGGATTATCAGGACAACCTGATCACCATTCCAGGCATCGTGCTCGCTTTCGTACAACCCCTCATCTCTTCATACACATCGAACTTCGTAAAAGTCGCGGTATGGGGTTCAGAGTCGTTCCAATTCCAATCCGAAGACACTGCCGGTTCTTTAGATCCAGCGGTCACGTATCAGCGCTATGCTCAGGTAGGGGATGATCAGGTTACGTCGATCCAGGCATTCCTCGCCTCGAGAACCCTCTTGACGGTTTCGAATGTCATTCTCAGGCCTACCATGCTTTGGGCTGATGTATATTTGGGTGGCATAACATGTGATCAGCGTGTACCGAGTGCGACTATCCGCGCGGCCATAACTGCCGCTGTCGTTAGCGTATTCCAGAGTTCTGCCGGATTCGTAGTCAGGCAAGCTGACATCATGAATGCCGTTCGGCAGGCTACTGGCGTTCTGTATTTCAATATGCTACGCGTGGCTACCGGTTCGCAGCAGACCTCGTCGGAACTTCAAGGGGTTACTTCCGCTTCAACCACAGTTTCAGGCACGTTACAGAACACCGTTGCAACTCCGGGTTCAGTGCAGATCACCATCAATCAGTCGTCTTCTCTGACCATAGTTATTGAAGATAATGGAGCGGGAGCCTTCACGGTTCTCAGTGGAACAGCAGTTCTTGCCTCAAGCTCGATCGATTATCATACAGGTGCTTGGTCCGCTACCTTCACGTCTACGCTCATTGCGTCGCAAGTTGTGGCCGCGTCCTATGCCAATGTACTAAACGACTACCGCGCCCAACAGGTTGTGGTTGAGGGTATAGCTGGTGGGGATAACTGGCCGCCTCCCGGTCTGGCCGTGACATCTCCAATCAACACGCCTCCTTATAAAGACGGCGTACCATTGTCTGCTATGCGTCCAGGATCTTTACCGAAGTCAGTTTCTGGTATCACTGAAGTGTTCAGTTCAGGGACGGTTACTGCGACAGTGACCACAGGTTCAGCACATGGATACAGCACGGGCTCAGGAGTATTGATCTCCGGTGCCTCACCGTCAGCGTTCAATGGAACATTCACCATTACAGTAACCGGTGCGAATACCTTCACCTATACCTTCTCAGCCGTTTCTGATCCAGGTTCAGTAACTGGTTCGATAACCGCTTTGCTAACTGATCCGGCGTACCCATACGCGATCAATGATATACTGACATACGATATCATTGGCGACATTGAAGTAGATCTCGGTTCGCAGACCCAGAACTTCTACAACGAAGCCTTCCTATTCAACAACGAGATCTTGTATGATTCTGTGGGAAACCTCAGCACCAATGCTCTCGCTATCAATCTCAGACGTCTCATTTTCGATCTCGTTCCAGTATAAACATTAAGGGTTTAATACCATGGCTGCTCTCACAAATCTCGGTCAGACCGATATGCTCTACGGCACTGCTACTCCGAATGGCGGTCTCGCCAATCTCGGTACCAAGCTGAAGCTGTACGACACCTCTTCCACCCCGAACGTCAACGGAACCGGGTTCACCGAGACCGTGAACGGTAACGGATACACCACAGGTGGATTCGCTCTGACCCGTTCTGACTACACCAACAGCTTGGTTGGTGGAAATCAGCAGATCGTGATCGGTAACAAGGTGGTCACGGCCACCGGTACGATCCCGACTGTCGCTGGTGCGTTCCTGACGGACGCCTCGGATGCGGTTCTTTGCTGGTGGGATCGCGGTTCGGCGGTTACGCTGAACAGCGGTGATACCCTCACCCTGAACGCACTGACCATCGGTCTTACCTAATTCTAACCTTCCCGTGCTTCAAGTACGGGAAAGTTTGAAGTAAAGGGAGACTATGCCCACGGCATATGACATTGGTCCAACACCGGTTGTAACCGGTACCGCTGTTCTCAGTGGTACGTTGGATCGTGTTGTACTTTTCGAAGCTGCGCCTTTAGTAACAGGCACCGCTGTTCTCAGCGCAGTATTCGATCTAGAGACCGCTTTAAACCATTTAATAACGGCATCTGCTGTTTTAAGTGGCCATTTCCATCTCGCGATAAAGTTAACGAGCACCATCCATAGTAACTCTGAGATAGACGGAACCTTAATTCGTCTATCTCAGCCAGCCGAAGGTGCTGAAGCCAATTATGATGCTACTGGAGTTAGGACCTCAATCCCTTTACTCGTGTACGCTCTTAATGTCGTAACCTTAGCAGATACAGCTTCAGTTCCTTTCGGTGGCTCATTCATCATGTCGGCGTCCTACACAGGAGAATCCGAAGACGGTATGTTTGACTCCGGTGCCGCGCCTAATGCCATCGGAACCCGCATCAAGCCAACGGTAGGTCCTGCGTTCCTCGTGTTTAGACAACCGGTGGAGGAAGAAGTTGTCTGGATTATACCCTTAGACCAATTGTATCGTTTCCATTTCGTTAGGAGTGTAATAACGCCATGACGCAGGGAACCTATGTCTGGCAAGAATACCTATCCTATCCGGAGCGCGCTCTGGCTGGACAGTATGTATTCAACATATTCGACCCGGACAAGATCTACCCCTATTGGGCCAGGATCCTGGGCGCCTGCATGTCCGAGTGGAACTACGATACTCGCGTACTACTGACATTTTATGACCCCGAACAGGTGTCGCCATTCTTCCTGTCAGCGCTGGCGGCCAATTATGGGCTCGAACTTGATGCCGCTGACCCATTGAATGTACAGCGCGCGAAGACCAAGAATGCAGTTCCTACCTTCAAGCTCAAAGGTTTAGATATATCCGTCAGAAATAGGATCAGAGCTCTTGGATACACAGGGTACGCTACTGAGATATGGGTTAACCCGACCCTGGGATCTAACTACCAGTCTGCTGTACTCAATGCCTTTGGAACGCCATCTTCTTCAGCTACGGGGGCTAATGACCCATCAACCTGTATCGAAAGGCCACACGGCTATGAAACGGGGGATGGCACGGAAGACGGCTTCTATCTGTCTTCCCGGTTGGCAATCCACCTGAACGACGGATCAGGGAACCCTTTAGATCTAACGCTGGCTATTAAAACGGCTGTAGCGAATGATCTTTTGAACGATGTATTACCTGCGCATGTATCGATCCGTTGGTTCGATACGGACTTCACGTGTGCTACTGAAGGCGTAGTTGTTACTGATAATCTGACAATTACTCATGTCTAGGCCGAGTTGACCACGAGTGCTCTACGAGTACTATCTTATAGGGACGTTATGCGAGACGGATTCAGAATTTGTGGAAAAGTGTCGTGTTACAGACTGAAGCCAGTTCTGAAGGATCGCGTATTGATAGGGGAAGACCTCACTAGAGCTCTATATGATGGTAACGCTATCCACGCGTTCACACGAAAAAATCTCATAGTAGACCAAGGAATGGAAGCGCTCGCTGCCTTCTTTGGCAATAATATGGGCGCTCCTTTAGTTGGCGGCTCTACATTTGGTTCAATCGCTGACATCACTATTGGATCGATGGAACTTGGTGACACCGTAGGTCCTGCGACCCCAGTCACGGGCAGTACCACTTCGGTAGGATCACTCATCTATATCCCGCCGATTACCTTTTCGTACTCGGGTACTTTCTCTATTCAAGTGAACGGCGTTCTCCCGATCACAGAAGCGGTAGGGGTCACGGTTACGGAGGAAGCTCTAAAGCTCGTGAATGGTAAGGTCATGGCTAAGTGTATTTTCAGCGAACTCAAGACAAACGCGTATGGCCTGCAGTTTGTGCATAACATCTCTCTGGCTAGGTCTTAATATATGCCCGGCACGCCTGGTACCCCGATAACTGCCATAACTGCAACGCCAGCGCCTAACAGTGACTTGCCTGCTGATGTATTCCCTACAGTAGAGCGGATCACTATTGTCGACCGCGTAGGACCGTTGCCAGGTGGAGCGAACCGTCAGGACACGGCGCATGAGAAGCGCACGGAGACCTTACGAACAACTGTGAATCTTCTTGTAGCTGCAATAAACGTTATTGACACAGACTATTTGCGTAGGGATGGTTCCGCACAAGCTGACTCGACCGCTGGCATGGAAGCAAACCTGCCCATGAACGGGCATATCCTCACCGGATTAGGTAATGGTTCAGTATCTACGGACTCGTGTGCATTTGGTCAACTGACCGCAGCCATTGCAAGCCTGCTTGGTTCAGCCAATACATGGACCGGTAATAACGCGTTCACGACACAGTTAGTAGCACCGACACGTGCTTTAGGTGACGACTCTACGAATGTAGCTACGACCGCATTCGTGGTTCAGAATTCGTCATTATTCATTGAGGCTAATGGCCCCATAGGTTCGACCACATTAGTCACAGGACCGAGCACCGGATGCGTTGCCGTTATTTCGTGCATTGGCGGCGGTGGCGGCGGCGCAGCCGATACGGATGATGCGACTTCAGGTTCTTCGGGCGGAGCTATCGTAAACTTACCTATCCGTCTAGCTCCGGGAGACACTATCGTCGTCACTCTTGGTTCCGGCGGTGGCGGCGGTGTAGGTGGAACTGGTGCGAATGGTGGCTCAAGCACCGTTACGATTAACCGTGCGGGTTTACCTGCTTTAGTCATAACCTGTGGCGGCGGAATTGGGGGGACGAGTTCGGCCAGTCCAGTAGGAGGCGTGGTCACATTCCAACAGTACAACAGTAATGTTGGGTTCGTAGCTACTGCCTTTGCAGCCGGTCAAGCTGGATCTTCTGGTCTGAAGGCCACAACGGGTCCTCATTGTCAGACCTCAGGTGGACCAAGCCCATTTGCTTCGGGTGGCATCGGATCTTCAACGGTAGGTCCTATCCTCGCGATCAACGGTACCCAGGGTTCCGGCGGTGGCGGCGGCGATGCTGGGTCAGCTGGTGGTAACGGCTACTTCTGTGCGCTCATCACCACGAATGGCTTGTAATAGGCTCTTATGGGTTTTGACCTCGATTTCGACATCACGGCGGTTGTAAACTTCCTGACCCATGTTGGACCAGCCATCCAGGCTCTGGTCATTGGGAGCCTCTTATGCTACCTAGCGGTTAATAGACTGATCGCTTATTTAGACAAGAAGGAAAAGGTTAAGTCTCGCACCGAAGAGAACGAGGCTAAGGACAAACGAGCTAAGGAATTCCGGGACTTACTCACCAATGTCACGCTCGAGATGAAAGCTACCGCTGCTACGAGTGTTGAAGTCGTGAAGCACGTAACTGATAAGCTTGAAAACCTCCAAGAGACCGTAGAGGACCTCGGTACCACCATGCGGGACCTCCGTGACCGGCAGGCCCAAGTTATCTCAAAGGCGGCTTCAATAGCCATTATTGAGAGTAAGTTCGACTACATCCGTGCAGAACTCACGTCTATATTCGATCAATCTTTACGTAAGAATGATTATGAATCGCGCTCTGACTTCATAAAGATGAAGGTAGGGATGGCTCTCGGGCAAGTGGTTATTAAAGCTGAAGAATCATTGCACGCAGACTACCCTGGTTTAACCGCTGACCTTCACCCGTGGTTCGAACAACGTGGCGCAGGAGGGTCTGGATCTAGGTATACCATAGTAGATGAATGCTGGGCACGTGTGGAAAAGCTCTACGCGCACACCGCACCAATTGACGAACGCGTTGAAGAGATGCGCGCCATCATCAACTCTGTACTAACTGATCACGTTCAGAAGTGCAAAGACACAGTAACGGACTTGTACGCGCACGAGGACAGCCTGTCCACAGCACAAGGCTCATGACATGAATACGTTTACCAGAGCACTCGGTTTGGCTGTAGCGGCCCTATGTCTCATTGTGGGCTCCTGCTCTCTCAGAGGCAATCTGCCTTCGTTACCGGTCATGCACGGGCCTGTGGCGGTGGCTCCTACGCAAGCGTCAGGTGGAACCTCGAGCACGATCAATGACCTCATCGCCCAGCAGACCGCTGCGAAGACGGCAGGTAATAACAAGCTCGCTTCAGCTTTGAAGGGTGCGATCTTTGAGACCAGCACTCAAGAGAACGTCTCGGACACAAATTCCTCGATGCGCTTTTTCATGGGAATTAGTGTTATAATAATTGGCCTAGGTGTAGGCATCTGTGTGTTCGGTATGACTAAGATCGGTTTGTCGGTCATGGGCGTTGGTGGCGGAATGATCGGTGCGGCCCTCCTGATCCAAGCTCTAATTCCTTTCCTGCTTTACATAGCTATAGGCGCTTTAGTCATCGCGCTCCTGGCTGGCTTGTGGGTCCTCCACGTGCACTGGGCTGCCGCGAAAGCCCTAGCCACGAACAATGGTATATCTACCGATCCGCATGTGACGGCACTGATCGCGAAGCTGAAGGCGGGAACGACAAAGTCTGCGCTCGAGACAGACGTGACGAAGGTTGAAGCAGACGCTAAGAAGTTGTGACAATAATTGTCATTCAATAATGAGCGAGGTCACCTTAGTTAACCAAGGTGACCGTGAAAATTCAAAACTGAATATGGCCGCTTCGCGGGCCAGCAGGCCCTATATCTGTCCGTTCGCGTAAGCGACTCGCATCTAGGCTTGACAGTTCAAAAAGCGAATGCTAAAATCAATCTTGTTGAGTCCGAGAGGAACGAGGACGATGACAAGATTGGAGCGACTGAGGGCCGAAGGCCCGAAGGAGCATAGCTCGAGCGAAGCGAGAGCTATGGCTGACCTGGCCGCGCTCCGCGCTCGGCCCTATTCAATTTTCGAGTTTTCACCAAGGTGACCGTGGAGCTATTGAGCACTATTCCTCGCCTTCGGCTCGGCATCCTCCATCGGGCTTCGCCCTCAGTCGGTCGAATCTGGTAAGCTGTCATTAGGTCACACCAAGGTGACCTCGTTCAGTTCAAGAGACCGCTATTGAGTTAGTCACCTCAATGATAGGGCAATTACTAATATACTAATAGTTTCAAGCAAAATAGTTCTGTACTTGTAAAGAAACGCATTCATACTCGCCCTCACACATGAAGGACAGATTGTCCACGTCACAAAACTGAGGAACTAACGGTATGACTTCAACTGACACGTCTGCTATCGCTCGGGCCGCTGCATCCCCGCTCATCTGGACTTTAGGGATGGTAGCTGCCAAGAAGCACTTCCACATGAGGCACGCGGACCTGAAGCACGCACAGCGCATCGCTATTGCCGAGCATCCTGAGGTCGTGGATAAAGCGCTCGGGGAAGTGGAGATTAACCGTCTGACGAACTCAGTAGTACGTACGGAAGTGAAGTTCCCGTTCATCCACCGCAAGCTCGTAGAGGGTGAGTCAGCTATTAACCTAGCAGCTCACTTCGTGAATGTTCGAGCTGGAGAGCATCACGGAGAACCCGTCACACGGGCGCTTATGTATCAGAAAAAGGACGTCTTCCAAGCATGGACGGAGAGGCGCTTCGGCGGTAACATCCAGAAGGCTCTGGCGGAAGTTGAGTCCCTGGCGGCCTCGGTTACGCCTAAGCCCGTGGCGAAGAAGAGCCGTAAAGGTCGTAAAGGGAAGAAGTGACACACCTTGCGTTACCGTCAACGTCATGGATTCGGACTAAAATTACGCGTCCACCGGAGTTGCCGCAAGACGGTGAGCGCGTCTGCGCGGTTATAGCGGGTTACAGTCCTCGTCCTATTTTCGTGATCGCATGGCTCGGATTTGATGCCAACGGTAATAAACGGTGGATTATTGGCAGTGAGCGTGGTCCACGCTATATGCGATTGAAGACGGTGACGCATTGGGTGTATCTACCGGAGTTTGTAGCATGACTGAATCCCGACGTTTAGCGGATCAGAAGCGGCGCATTGACATGTACTATGGCGAGTTGTTCGCAGCTACGCTTCTTTTGAAAGCGATTGCTGGTCGCCTGAAGGGTATAAAGTCTAAGGAGTCCGATGACGTTTACGTTGCGCTTGAGTACGTACAGAAAGCCATGAATAGTATAGTTGAAACAAAGCCTGGGGAGTATGCGCATTATTGCTCACAAATGAAGGCATTGAGCTTTGGCAGGCGGGTCATCCGCTAGACCGTCCTTTTCTCATTCTGTATTCTGGACCTCAGCCTAAACCCTGAGGTTCATTTTGTTATTCCGCTTCGAAGAGGATGCCGTCTTTACCAAGCTCATCGAGGGCGACTGGGTAACCGTCGACAAGTTGCTCTGCATTCCCGATCCAGGCCGCGCTCAGGATTACTCCTTCCGTGCTGGCATGTGGGACGGTCTGAAGCACTTCTTCGACAAAGACAAGCAACGGCTCCCTTCCGGCCTATTTCCTCGCCTGGAGCTTCGCCTGCGTAACAGGGGTCACGAGGTGGTCACCTCGGTAACTCCTTTAGTTACTTTAGGCTCATGCAAGCCAACTGCGCCTGACTGCCTTGAAGGCATTGATCTCAGGGACTACCAGGTTCAGGGCGTGAATGCCGCGCTCGAGTATCGCAGGGGGATATTGTGGCATGCAACTAATGCGGGCAAGACCGAGATTCTTGCAGCTATAGTTGCTAACCTATCCCGGCAACTCGACCTGAAGGGCTTGGTTATCGTACCGAACCTCACGGTTCTGATGGAAATAAGTAAGCGCTTACCTTTACGTCTCGGGGGTAATCCGAGGGTCGTGGTCTGGAATAAGACCAAAAAGGTAGGACCTGTTACGGTCGTAACCTATCAGTCGCTAGATGTAGAAGCGCGTAAGAAGGGTGAAAGCAGCAAGCTCATCGAGTTTTCACACGAATGTGACTTCGTCATGACCGACGAAACACATCACGCACAGTCACCAGCCTATCAGAAGATCCTGATGGGAGCACAGAACGCTTTCTGGCGCATAGGTTTCACCGGTACCGCTGACAAGTCCACCAAGCGCAAGGATGCCGAAGTGGTAGCTAAGTCGAAAGATGGAGCTCGGTGGCATCGCTGGCACATGGAGCAGTTCCTTGGTCCTGTCATCGATCGAATCGACAACGCCTTCATGATTGAGCAAGGCTACTCAGCTAAACCGAAGATCATTGTTATTGACGACCGTAACTGCTTCGGCCCTACAGTGATTACTCCGAAGGGTAAGATTACCGCTGACGGATCGTATGAGCCCCCACCGAATCTGTACGGAAAGGTATTTAAGCTTGCGGCAACGCAGGACACCAAATGGGTAAAGAACGTCGTTAAATGTATACGACTGCTTACCCAAGCCAAGAAACCCCCGTTTGTTTTCACACACTCCATTGAGCACATCGAAGCTATCGAGGCTATGTGTAAAGTGCGTGGAGTGGAATGTAAGGTCTTGCATGGGAAGCACTCCGATGAAGAGCGGATTAAGGTTTTAAAGGAATACGACGAGAAACAAGACTTCGCAGTCCTAACGTCCACCATTTTCTCTGAGGGGCTTAGTATATCTGGTATGCGTTCACTCATTCTGGCAGGCGCACGTAAGACACCCGTCGAGCTTCTTCAAAGGATTGGACGTGGTATTCGAGCTAAGGAAGAAGATAATACTGTACTAGTAGTAGACTTCGTGCCTTCTCATTCTGATATGTTGAGAAGGCACGCTCTTGAGAGACTAGCTGTCTATCGCGATCAAGGATTCGAAGTGGTTAATGTGAAGGATGTGACGCGCTTGACGGAGTTTTTGCTGTGATACAGCAACACCGTCCTGAAGGTGACCTCGTATGGGGATGCCCGTGGTTTAAGCCATGCGGCATACCCCACGGGGCAGGTATTTGGTTCAGCGGCTTGCCCGAGGCGAGGGCCTCAGAGATGATGCGGCGTATGCGCGCTCTCGCTTCAGCAGCTTCATATTTGGCAGGATCGGTAGCACCGGGGTGCTTGTATATGACACGTGGCTTGGTTTTTCTCATGGGTTCCTCACTAAGTGGACTCGCAGCATACAATCTTTTTTCAGACGCAAGAGGCAATTATTTACTGCAAGTTGCAGCGTTTATGAGCGCCTTCAGTCATATTTCCTGCAAAAAGCAATGAAAATGCAGCGTACACCGGTTCATTCAGACGCTCCTCTGTGCTTCAGCATGCATCGTTTTGACGATGCGAAGTGCCGCGAGTGTCCATATGAACTCAGGTGCATCAAGAATTCCGAGAACATAAAGGGGCGCTTTACCTTAAGGGAAGTGGCTGAAGAAGCTCTAGCCAAGCATCGGATGGGCCTATGGGACGAAAGTGTCACTGCTGTCGAACTCCTCGACCTCTTCATTGAGCTCTGGAATAAGAATGGTGGGAAGCACCGGCCAGCCTGGCGCCAGCAAGTGAAGTGGCGAGATGCCATGCACCGTGTGCTCCATTCATGTAAGCATGGTGGTTGGAATCCGAGGACCTTCGTAAAGGCTCAGTTCACGACGGTAGGCTTGTATTGCATAAAGAACAGCTTCAAGGTTGTTCCGGCAATGTTGACAGGTGAGTCAGCATTGATGCGTTTCCAAAGCTGGGCTCGGACGAATGAGCGCAGGTATAATGACGCGCATAGGGATATAGACGCGGATCCATTATTCGAAGAGCTTGCTCGAGCTGAATCTTTGTTCGGTAACCTGTATGTGCGTTCGTCGAAACGACATACAGCGGATGTTGAAGAAGAAGTGTTTGGTGAATACCGCTCTTGGACGCTAGCGATTACGGACAAGATGCCAGCGATTCGCTTGCCTGCGATGTCTGGTGCCTGCTCGTCCTTCCATCCGTTAGCCTCATCCCACATTTTAGTCCCTGAAGATAGGTTTACATGGCATGATCTAAGAATGGTATTGTTCGATACCTTTACCCATTACAAAGAGGACGACTCAGAACTTTTGACTTTAGATGCTAGATTAGGTGAATTCCTGTGAGTGACGACGAACAACCGACAAATAAACATATCGATCTCGGCAAGCCCATGCAGCAGCACGTGCTCGCTTCGGTCCTACGTGTACCTGGCTTGATGGCGAAGCTTAGGCCTATATTAGACCCTGACTTCTTTAAAGACACGGTCTGCTCAGATATGATTGCTTGGTCCCGTAACTTCTGGGACGAGTACAAGACCGTACCCTCGAAGCAGGCTTTGAAGGATACCTTCCGTGATGACGGTGAATTGATTAAGTTCCTCTATAAGCAAGATGTTGAGGACGTAAAGCATACGGAGAAACGTATCATTGAGTTCGCGCAGGCTTCTGCAGCTGCCAATGCCCTGATGAAGGGTGGTGATATGCTGAAGGCTCACCTGGAGGGTAAGCCGTATAGGAATGAAGAAACGAATAGGGTGGAGTTTGAGGTAGTTACGGCGCAGGACCTCGTGGACATTATTAGCAAAGCTGCCATGGTAGGAAAGAACCTTGGAGAGATGGGCGACGATTATCACGCTACTCTCGAGGCTAATCTGAAGGAATTGATCTGCCCCACAGAGGCAGAGGTTATGGGTACTGGCATCGGACACCTGGACCAGGCCGGTATCCTTCTTGAGCGCGGTGAAATGGGTTGCGTTCTCGGGCCTTCGAAGCGCGGTAAGTCTCATGTTCTTATCAACATTGCGTTTAATGCGATGATTGCTGGCAAGAACGTAGTGTACTACTCTCTGGAGATGAAGAACCGTAGAGTGTTCAACCGCTTCTACGCGCGCCTTGCTGGAAATAAGCAAGACATGAAACAGGATCCGGTACGATTCGCTGAAGCTGTTCGCTTAAAGACCGAGAAGTTCGTCAAGGGACGGATGGTCATGAAGCGCTATGCAGCCCATACTGCGACTATCAGTGATATCCGTGCACACTACGAGGCGCTAAAGTCTACAGGTTTCAAGGCTGATGTTATTGTAATAGACTATGCCGGTCTGATGCGCCCGTGTAAGGAGAGTAAGGAAGTACGTCATAATCTCGAATCCGTGTTCCTGGATATCCGTCAGTTTGCTGCCGAAGAAGATGTATTCATGTGGACAGGCGCACAGGCCAATCGTGCTGCAACATCTAAGGAGATAGTAACAGCTGCAGATTTCGCGGAGTGTTACGCCATCATGCAGCACATCGACGTTGGCTTTTCAATCTGCATTTCAGATGCCGAGAAGGCTGCTCGCAAAGGACGCTTCTTTATTCTCGGTTCACGCAATGAACAAGATGGCTCGATCGTGGAATTCACCTTCGACTATTCGCGGTCGCGGTTCATTACTGAGCGAATCACGCTGCCAGTAGAGGAGAAGCGGGCTCGAGATAAGTCGAGCACCTCTGCAGGAGAGAAGGATGAAGCTGCCTTCCAAAAAGCGTTAGCCAGGAAGAAGAAGGAAGAGCGTGATGGAGCAAGCGCCTAGACAGCGTCACTGAGGTGACCTAAAGTACCAGATAGGAATAAAATATGCCCAATATCGTAGAAGAAGATCCAGTTCCGCCGGAAGCGCCTCTGAGTCATATATACACGACGACCGTTCATCGCGATAACCGTTGGTATGAGGTACATGAGCGCGTGACCACGTTTGGAGTCGCACCACGAACATTCGACCGCTTTATGGCTCGTTTGGAACTCCCGACACCCACCCGATTCCCAAACGGACAGACAGGTTACACGCCTAAGACATTCTTCTGCCCTTTGAAAGTGGAGACTGTGATCGAGGGCTTCACTCGTTTTCGCGAGCTTGTAGAGCCACAATTCAAGGTCTATCACGATCAGTGCGTGGCTAAGCTTGCTGAACCTCAGATCCAAACTGCTACGCGGATGCCGGGTAAGCGCTTGGGTGGCTAAGTGGCATATATCAACGATCCGAGGCTGATGCAGGACCTAATCGAAGCATCGATTGGATTCCATAGCAGCGTAACCGGTTCGGAGACAAACTATCCATGCCCGTTCTGCATCAAGCTCGGGCATGGCTCACAGAGCCATCTTCATGTGAACTACATGAAGGAGCGCTACTTGTGCCATGGCTGCCTCAGCTCAGGTTCACTCATCGGTCTGGTACGACTTCTCTACGGCAAGGTACCGAAGTCTTTAATAGAAACCAAGGATGGTAACGAGGTATCGTCGATTATTCGCAAGACGATCAACGATGCCTTCCGCAAGGCTACAGCGGACCAAGAGGAAGAAGAGCAGCTTGAACCGGTAGAGTTACCTAAAGAGTTCATTCACCTGACTAAAAAGCCAGGTGACACGATGGGCGAGATAGCTAGGGACTACCTTTTAGGCAGAGATGTACCAGATAGGTTCATAGAAGAGATAGGAGCTGGATATGCGAAAGAAGGAAGATTCAAAGGTTACGCAATATTCCCAATTTACGTTGGAGGCCGTCTTGTCACATTTACGAGCCGTGCTGTCTGTTCTACCGGAGCAAAGGCTCAACACGCGCCCAATTCTAAGTCCCGCCTTGCTCTCTTCAATTACGACACCGCCGCTGATATGCATGCCAAACGGGTATTCATTGGAGAAGGGCCGTTTGATGCTTGGGCATTCCACCATCGAGTAGAAGACAGTGACGCTGGTGTAGCGCTTCTAGGAAAGGTTCTCCACAACGACCAAGCGCGACTATTAGACATGCTCCCCTGTGAAGAACTCGTCATGTGCCTGGACGACACCGAGCATGCCAAGACGATCGAGTTTGCAGGTAAACTGAAGGCGTTTACATCGAAGAAGGTCAGTTATATCCTCCTCAAGGAGGGTTCCGGAGATCCACATGACAACAGGGAAAACCTGGACTATTACGTCAAGCACCGTACAGAATACGATGCGGTCACGTCTCGCTTAAGCGGTTTGAGGAAGTTTCTGTGAACGACAAACCAGATTGTTACGGATCTATTTCCTTGGGAGACAACTCCCCATGCTTTCAGTGTGGCTTACGAGCTTTATGCACTGCCCAGAAGACCCGTAAAGACAAGTTCGGCATCCTTCTATGGCCACGTTTGCACCATAAAGGGCTAGAGACTATAGGTATTGCCGAGCTCAAAGCGATGAGTGTAAAGGACGACACCGTCATAAAGGAGCTACGTGAAGCGTTTAATGGGCTTGGTTTACGCGGTTCAAGGAAGGTATTTCAATACAGTAACGTGAGCTTCCTCAAGGTGACCGAAGCGAACTTTGCTAGAATCATTATCGAGTTTCCAACGACTCCTTTAGAGATATTCGGTCATGCGCCATCTTCCGATAAGGCCACGAAGGTTTTACCACTGGGACCTAAGCGCGCTTTAACGAGTTCGAAAGAGATCAGGGAGTTCAGAGATAGGGCATCTGGATGCTCAGCCCACTTTACAAGTACCGCCGATGCGGTCACACTAGTGAGCGAGCTGCTCCGTTCGTTGAAGGATCAAATAGGTTCCCATGAGTGAAAAAGAGACGCCACAAGTGCTATTCGATGCCGAGGACAGCTTGTCCACGCCAGCTGCGGTGTTACACGAGGTGTACCAACCCACTAAGGGAAGGCCTTTTGGCTGTCTTGGATGCAAGGTTTTCCAGTATACCAAGGCGTTTACGGAAGAAGACCGTCTTGCTTATAAGGCGAAGCTCGACCCTAAGGCGAGCGAAGCTGAGCAGTGCTCCTATCAGATCGGCGGTACTGGGCCTTTAAACGCCAAGATCATGGTGGTACTCGAGTCGCCTACGGGTATCGAGGACGGTAAGGGGAAGTGCGCTATCGGCGGTGGAGCTATGAAGATCCGCCAGTTTGCATCGACGTATGGCTTAAACGCAGACAAGTGGTTCTGGACCTATGCGATGAAGTGCCGTGGGATCAAGCCGCCTAAAGTTGCCGACGCGGTCTACTGCACGAAGTTCCTCGCTGAGGACATTCAGAAGGTTAAGCCGGATATCATTCTGGCAGTTGGATCTCTGGCGACCGCTTTACTTTTGGGTAAGCCGAAAGCGAATGCCATTGCATACCATTGCGTACCTCAGACCATAACGGTAGCTGGCCACACCTGTTCCGTGTATCCGATCTGGAGCGCGGACTATGTGCGTCGTAATGACCATTTGAATAAGCGATATCTGGATGCCTTCGAGAAGTTCGCAGCGTTCACGCGCGGAGAATCTATCGTAGCGGTGGACTCCAGTGAGTACGAACTTGTGGAAGACGTTCAGGACGCTATCGCTTTGTGCCAGCGTATACTCGTTGATCGCATTGAGCAGGGGAAGACCTGGCTTGATGTAGATCTTGAGACGACGGGTTTAAAGCCCTTCCGGAAGGACCAGCGCGTTACAACCATATCAATGGCGTATAGTACCGAGAAGGGTTACGCAATACCGTACGCGCACAAGGACGTACCTTGGACTGATGAGGACCGTAAGCGGTTTGTGGAGGAAGGGCTCAAGCCCCTTCTGACCCACCCTGAGATCAAGCTCCGCTGGGTGAATGGTAAGTTCGATTACCAGTGGTTCATACCATATTTTGGCTTCTCACCCCGTGACCTCTACCAAGACGCGATGCTCGCGCATTATTCCTCAAATGAGAATGAGGAGCACGGTTTGAAGCCGTTAGCTCTCCGGTATACTGACATGGGCGACTACGACCATGAGCTTGACGAGTACCTCAAAGCAAATTTTCCCGCTGATGATCCGCACTACGACTTAGTACCCTGGCCCCTACTTGGCAAATATGCCGCAATGGACTCAGTGGCTTCTAAGAAGATCGCAAAAACCATCAAACAACATGTTGCCGAACAAAACGACCCTGCCGTTTACGCTCTCGCTTACAAAGCAATGCCCGCTTACTCTGCTGCAATCACTAGACTCGAAATGAATGGCATTTACGTCGATGTAGACTTTGCCACTAAAGCTGTACCTATTTTTGAAACCAATGAAGCGCGTTCTTTAGATGCTGTTTTAGCTGATCCTATCGTGCGACGATTTACCAGAGACCGAGAGCAGAAAGAACGTAATAAGCGCAAGCACCCCGAGAAGCTGCCAGGCATCGAAACTAAGCGATACTTTGAGTTTTCACTTAATTCAGGTAAGCAACTATCAGAACTCATGTTCAGTAAGGATTACTACGGTCATGAAGTAATTGCGTACACGGACGCTGGTGCCCCGTCTACTGATAAAGAAGTAATGAAGGCATTGGCCGAGCAAGGGTCACCTATTGCCAAGAAGATCGAGGAATACCGCTTAGACTCTAAGCTACTCAGTACATTTATTCGTCCAACGCTTGAGGACGCTACGTTAAATGTACATCCGATGCGACATCCGAATATGCAACTCTCGAGAGCTAAGACCGGACGTCTTACGTGTAACGATGGCCTGCATCAGATCCCGAATAAGGGTGCGGGTTTGATTAAGCGTATGTTCGTGAGTAGGTACGGGGATGACGGCTGTATCGTGCAAGCTGACTTCAGCCAGGTTGAGTTGCGAATTCTAGCCTGCTTGGCTAACGATAAGGGGATGATCAAGGCCTTTCTGGACGGAGAAGATCCGCATACCCTTGTAGCCCTCATGCTATTTGACCTTACGATGGAGCAGTTCCTTGCTATTCCTGAGAAGGAGCGTAAGGAGATGAGAACTATTGCTAAGCGAATCGGATTCGGTATCCCATACGGTACTGGAGCCCCCGGCATCTGTTCAATGTTAAGGGGCGAGGGTATTCATCGCACCGAGGAAGTATGTCAAAGCTACATTGATAAGTTCTTCCTCGCTAAACCTAAGGTTAAGCGGTGGATTGATCTCGTTAAGGCTTCTACTTCCGAGGAGAGTATGTCGAAGTCTCTGTTCGGACGCAGACGTCGCCTTGAGCAAGTGCAGTCTATCATAGAGAGCGTTGTGGCATCAGCACATCGTCAGGCTGTGAATCATCCCATTCAAAGCTGCAGTGCCGATATAACTCTTTGTGCTATGACTCTCATGGACGAAGAGATTTGTTTGCGTCGCGGGGACGACGTTCACTTGCTTCATCCAACCATGGAGCACCGTTCGTTTCCGATAGACGAGCGTTGGAAGCGTGTCCACCAGATCTTGTCCGTTCACGATTCGATCGTTATGGACTGTCATAAGGACGTAGTAGCTGATGTTATTCGAATGATGCAGGAGACGATGCCTAACATACCGAGTCTTGCACATCATATCTGGGGACAAGAGATCGAGGATAACCTCGCTTGCCTGAAGAAGGTGCCTCTCGCTGTAGACGTTGAGGTCGGTCCTAACTACCGTGACGGCGTGAAGACTAAGAAGCCTGAAGGATGGGAAGAGGCCTACTTTGTGGCGTGTGAAATGCGCAAAGCTCTCGACATTGACTACAAGTTCAAGTGGGGTGATGAACAAACTAAGGCTGCTAGGGAAGCTTGGCTCAAGCACAAAGAGTCTCAGTTACAAGCAAGTCGACAGTTGACCAAGTCTTCTAAACCGACATAATACAAGACGGCACTAACCGCCACGAGTCTTTAATTCGCGCGCTTTCTAGAAGTGATGTAACCAATGGCTAAAAATCCTGAATCAGTATTGAAGCGTTTGCTTAAGGACAAGCTGTCCACGGTTCTCATTTGTAACGAACCTGTTGATCTTCTCGCAGAAGTTGCGCTCCCCAAAGATGTTGAAATCACAGACCTTCTCAGCGATCACGCTGAGCGGGTATTACTGTGGGATACGTACGTAAAGAATTGCAATAGAGACTGGCAAAAAGCCCAGGATGAACTGGACGAGTGGACCGGGCGCAGAGGCCACCAGTATTGGCAGCAGCTCGAGACTCAAGAGCGCGAAGAGATGAAGTCGTCTTTGCATGATGAAGACGAAGTGGACAAGGATACCTTCAAGGGTCCTAAGAGCCGAGAGAAGCGGGCCGCGTATCGCGCATATGCTGGTATGGATGCTGGCCGCTGGCGTAGGAACTTCACGGACGACTTCATTAAAAGTCTTGTTCATTCAGACGAGAAGATCATCGGTCTTAAAGGTGACCTCCGTAAAGCTAAAGCGCGTCTTGAACAAGCCTGGGCTATGAAGAACGCGATGCAGGCTCGAGGCATGGCCTTGAACCAGCTCTGCGCTATCAGCCGAGATCTAAAGCGCTCTTGATTCTATCTAGTCGGTCACCTTGGTGGCTGATACAGTTTGCACATAACCAACCGGGCTTAAGCCCACTTAAAGAAAGCAATATCACATGCCTGAGATGACACCCGAGCGCCGCGCCCAACTCCAAAAGGATCGTGCTGCCTCTAGCTCCAATGGTAAGTTCTACTCGTTCTCTGACCTGACCACGGATATGATCCGTCTTGCGCCTCTCGCGCCAGATGAGTCCTATGGTAACAAGCTGGTGAAGTACGTCCTGCAGAAGGAAAACCTCATCTGTCCCGAGGAAACCGAGTTCTATGGCACTCCTGGCGTTATCGCCAAGGCTCGTCGCGCTCTCGCTGCCCTGGGTACGCCCAAGGCGCTCGAGTTCGCCAAGATCATCGCTGATGCCCGTCGCCAGAAGTACGCGATGAAGATCATCAGTCGTAACAACCCCAAGCGCGTGGTCTGGGCCGAGGCTCCTAAAGGCCTGTATCAGCTCGCCATCGACTACGAGCTCACCGAGGGTGAGAACATCAGCAACGCGACCAAGGGTCGTGATGTTCGCATCACCAAGACCGGTTCGGGCCTGAAGACGGAGTACACCTATACCGTCAAGGATCAGAGTCTCCTGGCTGATACCAAGGAAGAGCGCGTCGCCCTGAAGGCTATGTCGGCTGCGATGAAGTTCGAGGACCTGGCTAAGCTCGACGAGGAGAAGTGCGTCGAGGTGCTCAAGGCGATCATCCCGGGCGATCTGTGGAAGCAGATCAAGGGCGCTGTCGTCGGCTCGATCGATACCGAGGAGGACGAGGATTCCAAGCCCGCTACCTCTCAGGTAGATGACGAGGAAGAGACCCCGGTCACGAAGCCTGCGGCTAAGAAGCCCGCTGTTGTCGAGGATGACGAGGATGAGGTTCCGGCCAAGCCCGCTGCGAAGGCTGGCAAGGGCGTCACCGTGGACGACGAGGATGAGCCGGTTGTGGCGAAGAAGAGCCATGTGGTCGAGGACGACGATATGGACGATGTCCCAGCCGTTAAGACGAAGACGGTTACTGCGGCTGCTAAGAAGCCCTCAGTCGATGACGACGAAGAGTGATTTAACCCGGTAAGGGTATCGCGGAAGAAAATAGTGCCCACCCTCATGATAACGATGAGGGTGGGTTGAACCGTTGCTAGGAACAAGACATGGCTAAGGCTAAAGAATTAACACCGAGTATTCGTGATCGCATGCTCGCAGGTTTACAGGCTGCTCTGGGTAAGAACGAGGACATCAAGCTGGGAACGGCGGATGATGTTGAGTTACTGTCTCCGGTTAGCATCTATGTACCGACTGACATCGATTGCCTGGACCTTCTCATGTCTCGTGGTAAGGGTCTGCCGTGTGGCCGTTTTATTGAGATGTTCGGCGGTGAAGGCAGCGGAAAGACCGCGCTGTGTCAGTATCTCATCGGTCGCTTCGTCAATAAGCTGAAGTCCCCTGTTCATTATCTCGATTTCGATAAATCGTATGACCAGACGTTTATGGATTGCTACGGCGTTAAGGGTGAAGATATATTTACCCCTGACCTTACCACTTTGGAGAACGGATTCGATTACCTCGCGGCTATGGCTGATGTTCTCGCTGAGATGCGCAAGGAAGACCCAAGCTGCCCTCCTACACTCGCTCTCGTGGACTCCCTCGCGGCTCCCCTTACGGAAGCTGAACGCTCAGCTGACTCGGTAGAGGATTCGCAATATGGGGGCATATCCAAGGCTGCTGGGAAGGGTGTGCGCAAGCTTCGCCGGGCTATCTCTGAATCGGCCATCGCTACGATCTTTGTGAACGAGATCCGCGACATCATGAATGCCAAGGGCAACATGAAGAAGACGAAGACACCAGGCGGGTGGGCACTCAAGTTTGCCTATTCCATGCGCTTGGAGATTGCGTCATGGGAGAAGATTAAGAACACCAAGGATGCGGTCATTGCCCAGATCGTGAAGGTTACAGCGGTTAAGAATAAGCATGCTCCGAAGCACATGACGTGTGATCTCGTGCTCAGCTATGCTCGAGGTATCGATCCGCATTGGACGAACTTCAATTGGTATAAGGAGAACGGCTTCATAGACAGCGCGGGGACCAATGGATTCCGCTGGGGTTCTTTGGGTAAGGACAGCGGTACGTTCCGCCGGAAGACCTTTGGTGAGTTTCGTGCAGCTAATGAGGCGCTCGTGAATGCTGCCAAGGAAGAGATCTTCGAGAAGACCCTGAAGCAGTACGAGGAGTATGGAGACCCTGCTGAGAAGAAGGGTAAGAAGACCGAAGATGATGAGTCGGACGACTAGACGATCCTCAAGGTGACCGTTACCATCTCAGGCGAGGTAAACGACTCTGGCTACGCTCCGTGGCCAGCAATGACGCGGTGCGAGTAGCGACTTTCTCGACTGTGCCGTTTGCCTCTTAACTTACTAGGACTATAACATGAGCAAGACCCAAGCTGCCTTTGTATCAAGCCTCCCCTGCGACCAGATCCAGATCCGTGAGGGTTTTAACCCTCGGAAGGAACTTGGCGACCTCACCGAGTTGAAGGCCTCCATCAAGGCGCAGGGTCTGATTAACCCTGTGGCTGTCTGCGCCGATGGCGCTGGAGGTTACTTCCTGGTCGCGGGGGCTCGTCGGCTCGCGGCGTGCATGCAGCTTGGTCACACTGATCTGATGGTCACGATTCATACCGAGTTCGATATCGACTCGCCTGAAGCAAAGGGCATGGCCCTTGCTGAGAATCTTGAGGGTGGTCGTCAGAATCTCTCGGATATGGACCTCGCGAATGCCTATCTGAGCATCTACAATCAAGTGAAGGACCAATACAAGGACGAGAAGAGTCGTAATACTGCAGTAGGCAAGCTTGCTGGTGGGGTAAGTTTTAAGGCTGTAGAACATTCCAGAAAGCTACTCGATGCTCCTGCATCAATACAGGATAAGCTTTCCAAGGGTGAGCTTTCTAAGGCGGCGGTAACCACACTTGTCTCGGTTCCGGAAGAGATTAAGGATCGTGTCGCTCAGCGTGTGTCTGATACGGAAGGTTCGCTGACTGAAGCGGATGTGAAGCGCGTAGCCAAGACGATTCAGCAGGAGGATCGTGCTCAAGTGGTTGATCTTGAGGCTGACGATTTAGAAGAAGACAGTACATTAACGAGTAAAGACCTATTCGTTTGGCAGTCGAAGACTGAGGTTAAGCTGTTCATTAAGCAGTTCTGTATTGATGCCTTGGAATGGAAGAAGGACGGGGATAAAGAAAAAGAAATATTTTGCTTAGGAGCGGCTGCAGCATTGATGTGGGCTTCCGGTCGTATCGACCAACCACAGTACGAGAGCCGCGAATTCAGGGATTGCTTCAAAACATTCGTGGCGTAAGTGTCATGACGTACGGAGATAAACAAAAGGAGCGAGAGGCGTCTAGGGAGCGTACCAGGAAATGGCAGGCTAAACCGAGTAGCAAAGCACATGTACGAGATAAAACGTATAGGGCTAAGTACGGTATAGGTATCAAGGAATATGACGAAATGTTTGAATCACAGAATGGAACATGCTTTTTATGTCCGTCACTGGCGGGTGACAACGGTATATTAAAAGAACTCAAGCGACTGTTCATTGATCACAACCATGTGACGGGTAAAGTTAGAAAATTGTTGTGCAGCAATTGTAACTTTGGTTTAGGTCTGTTTAATGATGATCCGGTTTTATTACGTAAAGCTGCGGCATACTTGAGAAAAGATACGTGATGATTATTGTTCCAGAAATAATTGATGGCATGAAGGTATGCTCTAAGTGTAAGGAAAATAAGCCGGTGTCCGCATATCATAATGACCGCCTTAATAAGAGAGGTATAAACAATTTTTGTAAGGAATGCGTAAATGCGAGGCTACGTACTCCTGAAGCATTGGCATACCGCCGTAAGCGAGGAAGTACGGAGGCGGTTAAAGAAAAGTTACGTAATTATTATTATAAGAAAACCTACGGTATTACATATGGGGCGTATTGTTTGATGGTAAGAGTGCGAAAAGGTAAGTGTGGGATATGTAGCAGGATACCTACGCGTGAGTCATCTCGAATTGGACACGACCATCTCGTTATTGATCATGACCACAAGGACGGTTTGATTCGAGGCTTGCTATGTGAGTCCTGTAATAAGGGTATAGGACTTTTCGGTGACAATCCTGAACTGTTAGAAAAAGCCGCAGATTATCTTGAGGCACACCAATGAGCCGCTGTCTCCTCATCGACGGTAACAACATTCTGATGAGGAGTCAGTCAGTCTTCAAGGAGGCCAAGAACGACGCCGGGTTACCCATAGGAGGGCTTTACGGTCTCCTCGAGTCTGTTCGACGCTTCCTCATCCAAGAGTCAGACATAAATTCTGTAATATTTGTTATCGACGCAGGTGTACCTCAGTGGCGATTTGAAGCAGCGCCTGAGTACAAAGCTAATAGGCGTGATAAGTCACCAGACGACGAGCGTGTCTATCAAGACGCCAAGCTTCAGATTCCGCATCTCCGTAAAGTAACGCGGTGGCTCGGGTGCGGTTTCGTTAGGGCAGAGGGGTATGAAGCCGACGATTCGATTAGCTCTTTGATCGTTAGGCGTCTAAAGGACCACGCCATAACGGTCTTCTCAAGCGACAAGGATTTCCTAGAACTCGTAGATGGTGAGCGCGTTAAGCTCTATAACCCCCTGGACCATATTTATCGAGATCCTTCATATAACTATCTCTTTGAGCGATTGCTGGACCCCAAGCAAGGAGACAATCTCGACGGCGTCAAAGGCATCGGTAAAGTCGGTGCCTCACTTCTTCTCGACGCGGTCCAGGAAGCCTGGGAGCACTCCCATACTCCAGAGGAACCGTGGCTTCCACAAGGCAAAGCTGGTCTCGCTGCATTCTTTGAGATCTGTGAGTACCTAACTACAGGCAAGACTGAAGTTAAGTCCGAACTCAAGATCCAGAAGCTCGCACGCATGGTTCTAGAAAATAGAGACAAGGTAACTGCCAACTATATCGTAACGTCAGGCCGTAGGATCGCTAAGCGTGTGGACGAGGTCATGGAAGTGAAGTGTCATGCACCCGATTTCGCCAAGTTCAAGGAGATCGTGACCGAGTATGGCCTGCGCCCGGTGTATGAGTCTTTCAATAGCTACAAGCTCGTGTTCGGTCGCCTGAATCACGACTTCCTCATGAACAAGGCGAGCGTGTAGCGTGGTCGACTTTTACAAGTATATCGATCGAAAGTTCGACCAGGTGGAACGCCGTTATGAAGACGCTCCTGCGCCGAAACCTAGTATCATATTCAGTCCGCAGCAACAAGAAGCCATAGATGCGGCTTTAAGCGGGCGTAACTGCTTAATCACAGGTCCAGGCGGCGTTGGGAAGTCTGCCGTTATCAAAGAAATCGTTCGAGGCCTGCGCGCTCAAGGTAAACAAGTTGCCATCACTGCAACCACGGGTATCGCTGCCATAGCTATCGGTGGCATGACCATTCACAGTTGTATGGGCACCGGTATTAGTGGTTGTAGAGCTCGACAATTGCGCCGTATGGGTCCTGACTCAGTAGCTAAAGCGGAGAACCGTTTAGGCGTCATAGACACTATTATCATAGACGAAATATCTATGGCTACCGGTGACATGACCGATATGTGGGATTGGTGGCTTGGCTTGGTTATGGGCTGTGGCGGGACACGCGTGTTCGGTGGGAAGCAAATCATCCTATCCGGCGATTTCCTTCAGCTGCCACCCGTGATTACGGACCTCGACACAGACAAGGTGAAGAACCGTTATGCATTCCAAGCCGAGTGCTGGGAGCGCGCTAACTTCCACACGTGCTACCTCAGCAAGTCGTTCCGCCAAGACAACGCGGACTTCGTAAAGCATCTCAACCGTATTCGTCGTGGAATACTGGCGGAAGACACGATCGAGTACTTCAGGCCATGCGTCGGCAGGCCGCTTGATAATCCTACGCAACTGCGCTCCACGAACCGTGAGGCGCTTGAATACAACACGGAGAAGCTTCGTGATCTTCCCGGCGAGCAGTGGACGATTCGAGCATCTTTCGAAGGTGATGAACGCTGGTTTGATGCTCTGAAGAAAAACTGTATCGCTGAAGAAGTCCTTGAGTTGAAGGTGGGAGCTCCCGTTCTATTTGTTCAGAACTTGCCTGGCGCATATACTAATGGGCAAAGAGGAACCGTAATCGATATTCAAGAGGGTGTCGTCAAGGTTGAGAAGACCAATGGCACGATAGTCGACGTGATCTGGGGCGAGTGGGACATCGTTAATGCTCAAGAGCGCCAACTTGCGGTCATGAAACAGATCCCGTTGAAGCTGGCTTGGGCAATCACTATCCACAAAAGCCAGGGTATGAGCCTCGAGCGTGTGTCCGTAGACCTTGGGACCGTATTCGAAGCCGGAATGAGCTATGTATCGTTAAGTCGTGCTGAGACGTTAGAAGGCTTGGCGTTAGCGGCACCTTTAGACCCGAGCCAAATCATTACGTCAGCGAAGTGCGTTCAGTATTACAAAGACCTCGTTCAGAAGATGAAAGCCAACCAATGATTTACCATCACGATGCTTCCTACGATCCGTTTTCGGATAAGATCCGCTTCAAGACTCAATTCCATCGTCTGTGGCGTTACATCCAG